TCTGGCCGATTACTTCAAGCAGATGGTAAGCTACGTGTCATCGTCGCTTGGTATCAGCCAAGACGTGGCAAAGAAGAAAGTAAAAGCGATCATCAACGCTAGGATCAAGAATCCAGTCGTCAAGCATTTCCAACGAGGTGACAACGGTGATAGAACCGTAGAAAACACTCCTTTGCTTCAGTACATAAAGAGCAACGTAGATAGCGGGGGGATCATGACCCCTACGTTTACTACATACTTACATCCGTCGCAGAAACGGTCAATGTTGTCCGAGTTCATCTTTGATAACGTAGCGATGCGTAACAAAGCGAAGAAGCTGGCTAAGCAGGCTAAGGCTCAGGAAAAGATGGAAGAGTTCGAGCACTACAACGGCGAGCAGAACAACAAAAAGATCTGGAACAATTCGATGTCAGGGGCGTTCGGGCAAGAAGGAAGTATCCTTTTCAACCCCACAGCACATAGCAGCCTGACAAGCATGACCCGCATTGTGGCTTCTCTAGCTAATGCCAACAACGAGAAGATGATTACGGGCAATAGGCATTACTTGTCAGAGATAGACACGCTTAACAACTGCATCTACATCGCTGCCAAGTGCGACCAGGCGACTATCGGACATGTCTTAAGCATGTTTAATCTGAGAGTACCTACAGTAGACGACACGCTAAAGATCATCTTTAGATCGTCAGACATTTACTGGACAGACGCTAAGTTTGTGGCTACCGTGTTGCGACCTTATCTGGAAACGTTGTCCCCCGAACAGTTAGCGGCTATCTGCTACACAGGAGATCTCTACCATATAAAAGAACTCAACGATTCATTTACCAGGAAGTTCCTAGAGTCGTTATCGCAGAAAGTCGTTAGTGACGACAAGAGCCCTGACGTAGTGACTAAGCTGCTTAAGATCGAGGAAGACGTGAGAAACTTCTCGCAAGCTATCTGGTTCTACGAGGTAAAAGGCTATGGTACTGATTACGCGTTGATGCACGAGAAAGGCATAGCGTCTTCTCTGCTGTCTACGTGTGAAAACATCCTAGCGGTGCTGAGCAGGTACAAGGAGCTAATCCAAGCCTTCTTTGTGTCAGATCTCATGCCACCAGTGGTGAACAAGATACGAAACATGGCTAGACGTACTGTTGTTATCAGCGATACTGACTCTACTTGTTTTGCTCTAGATAGCTGGGTAGTTTGGTATAGCGGTGAGTTCGTCATCAACGCTAAGAACATAGCCATAGCGGCTGGTGTAGCGTACATTACCACACAGCTGATAGCGCACTTGTTAGCGATGTTCTCTGCTAACATCAACGTGGAGAAAAAGGAATTACACACCTTATCGATGAAGAACGAGTTCCTATGGACTGTCCACCTGCCTACGGAAGTGAGTAAGCACTATGCGGCTCTAACCGTGATGAAAGAAGGCTCTGTCTATAAGAACCCAGAGCTTGAGCTTAAAGGTGTCCACCTTAAGAACAGCGCTACCCCAGTCGATCTAATCAAAGACTCGAGCGCTCTGGTCACACGTGTACTAACTGCCGTGCACAACAACGAGAAGGTGAACTTAACAGAGATCATAACAGGCATGGTAGCCATTGAGAACATGATCGAAGAGAGCCTGTTAGTGAAACACGAGACACTCTACTTCAAGAAGAGCAAGATAAAGGAAAAGAGCGCTTACGCTAACGATGAGATGCTTTCTCCATTTCAACGACATACGTTTTGGGTAAACGTGTTTGAGGCTACCTACGGTGAGATAGCCGCTCCTCCTTATGACGTGGTAAAGATACCTACCATTGTGGACAGGAAGAGAATCTTGGAGGAATGGATCTCTTCTCTTGACCCGGAAATATCTGCTAGGTTACGAACATGGGTTACTGCTTTTAAGAAAGACAGCTTACCTACGATTTACCTAAGCGAGGACTACGTTACGAGTAGCGGCATACCTAAAGAGATCGTTAAGATCATAGACGCCAGGAGGATCATCCTTGACTTGACTAAGCAGCACCGAATGTTGCTTACGTCGTTTGGTATCGCGCTAGAAGGCGACAGGCTTATAAAAGAGCACTTTAGATAGACACTCCCAGACTACCAGTAACGGTAGTCTGGGAGGAGTCGTTGTCAAAAGCGTTAAAGCTTACTTGCTCATGGAAGCCACGGCATCTTTCGCCACTTGTGCCATGTTGTTGGCAAAGCCGTTAGAGTTCTCGTTCAGGGCATCGGAGACCTTACCGAGGAACGCTGTACGCATCTGTGGATCTGCGTTCAAACCGTTGTTACGGATCGAATCCAGGAAGGTCTGTGCCAAAGCCGCAACAGCAGGGCCGGACACCGTTACTGCCGAGAACTCGATATCAAGGTTCAAAACTTCCTGAGCAGATGTAGCGTCTTTCTTACCAGTGATTTCCCCGGTACCGGAGATCGGGAACATGTTGGTGGAGATCCACGCCATGTCCACTTTCCGGAACAAAGGATCTGCACGAGTGTACAGACAAGTAGCACCGTACCAATCGCTCAGCAAGTCTGTTACTTCACCGCCGGCCATAATGCCAGCTAAAGCAAACTTGGTATCAGGGTCCATCATGCCGTAACGAATCCAGTAGTCCAGAAGCGTCTGGATAGGACGTCCGTACTTTTCGGTCATGCCGTGTTTAGGAGTGCTACGTTCACGAGTAACGTTTGTGATCTCCTGGAACATTTCACCGGCACCGCCAACTGCGTGTTCGTCAGTATCAACCTTCAAACCGGCGTTCAGGCCTTCGATAGTGCGAGAGTGGAGTTCCATCATCGCCTTGAAAGATGCAATCCATTTCGCAGAGTCTTTCATCACTGTAAAGAGACGAGGAACTTCGAGAACGGTACAGAAGATCGGACGGCTTACGTAAGCCTGATTCGATGTGAGTTCAGCCAAGTTGGGAGACCAACCAAACTGACCGCCGTATTGCAGGTCGAGCATTGGTGCATCCTTCTTGTCCGATTGATAAGCCCCAGAAAGCAGGGTCTCTGTTAAGCGTGCCATATGTAACTCCTGATTAAAAAGGTTTCAAGTTAAGCTGCTAAGTCAGCCATACGGTAAGCTTCAACAGAGGTGGTGCAAACCGTCCTCATGTTGTTAGCGCCGATCTTCACGACCAGAGTCCAGCTGTAGCCACGGTTGGCATCAAATTCAGTGATCTGGCAGTCAGGGATGATGACGAACTTGCCGTCAAAAGCATCTTTCAACTGAGTTGCCACAAAGTTGTTCACAGCTGTCTTGAACTGACCAGGTGTGAGACTGATGTTGCCAGTGAACTCGCGCCACGCTGCGTGCTCGATCTTATTCAGATAGCAGATAGCAGTAGCGACAAAGAAGCTGTTCAGAACAGAGGTGTCGTTGCTGTAAACCGTCTTCATGGCTGTCAGGAACCTCTGCCGGGTTGTGTAGTTACCGGTGAAGGTGATACCTGCCGACCACAGAGCATTGCGAGTGGTAGTCGGAATCCATGTAGAGTCGACATCAGTGACCTCAGTTAGAACAGAGTTTGGAGCTGAGTCAAAGATGTACCCGTTCTTCCATTTGCCGTTGCTAGCGCCCATGTAGCGAGCAGCCTTGATAGCCACAGCGATCGTAACTGGTACGCGGGCTTCGTACAAGCTGTTAGCGATGAGGCAGCCACCGGAGACGATGCTTGCACGCACAACAGGAGTGCCGAACACAACCGACTCTGGGTACAGAGCGAAGGTGGACTGAAGAGCCTGAGCACGAGAGATCTGGGTTTGCAGAGACTCATCGGTGGTGTCGTCGCCATAGACATAGGTACCGCAGACAGCATAGGTGTCACGACGACGCGCAATGAAGTTTGCCATGGCTTTCTTTGTGGCCATTTCAAACCCGGTGTCGTAGATGTGCGATTCAGGGTGCAACACGAGATCCATGTAGCCATGAGCCGGATCGTTGTAGTTTACCAGATCAGCAGCCACCGCAGCGTCAAACGCATCAATTGTCATCGTTCCGTCAGTACCACCACCAAGCATCACAGTAACATCTTTACCAAGGCGAACAGACTCACCAGTGTCCACGACTTTGATAGCTTGGTAAGGAGAACCGTTGGAGCTTGTGAAGGTTAACAGATTGATGGCGTAAAGGTTTGGCGTACCGCCGGCATTGTTGATCAGGCTATCCCGATAAGTGTCCGTAACCAGCTTTTCAGCGTTGTAGAACATAGTCAACAACGTCAAGACGTTATCGTCATAAACGTGCACGTAACCGAGCAGATTGGTGTTGATGTCATCGAGCGTACGAACATACGCGGAAGAGATCACTTTCGCTGCATCAACGAAAGCGCCGGTGCCTGTATCGCGTTTGTTTTTCTCGAGCAAGAAGTTAGCAAAAGTGCTAGCAAAGTTGTTTTTGACAACACCAAGCTTGCCTGTCAACTCGTTCACGATCTTTTTCAGCATGAACGTATAGGGGTAGTTCTTGGACTCATTGAACACAGTCGCGGAGAACGGAGAAGTGTCAGACTGAAGCTGAGGAGCCAAAGTCACACCGATGGCGTTGCCAGCAGAGCCAGGATAAGAAGCGCAGAACTCCAACACAGGGTAGCGAACAGAGGCACCATTAGGGATAGTACCTACGCCGATTTCTTTACAGCCAAACGTGTTGTTGTCTAATTTTGCGGAGTCACGAGTAGCCACCCATGCCACCTTGTACCCAGCAACAGTAACAGGACCGCCGTAGCCACTAACCGGAACAGGGATGCCGTCCACGTCAAGCTTGAGAGAGCCGTCT